CCATGACTCATCAACCCCGACGTCGCCCTCGTCAGTTACGGCGAGAGGATCACGAGCTGGGGATGTAGCGCAGGCGGCCGAGGCGGCCGAGCGGCGCGACGGCCGTCTTCTTCGGGTCGGCCAGGAATTCAAGCTCGAACTCGAAGACCGTGACCTCCTTGCCGTCGGCCGTCTTGAGCGTGATCTTCTTCGACGGCGAGAACTTCGTCCGGTAGAACTCGCCCGCGACCGGCTTCTCCTCGTCGGCGATGTTGACGCCCCGGAAGTAGACGAACTTCTCGCCGGGGACTTTCGTGCCGATGGCCACGCCCTTCGACGCGCCCTCGGTGAAGCTCGCCTTGAAGGGCTGCGTGAAGCCCGAGACGTCGAGGAAGGTGACGGTGCCGAAGTCCAGGTCGACCGTGTAGTCGGAGCCGAGGGCGAGCGTGGCGGGGGTGACGGCGCTGTCGACGATAGAGAGCGCGGAGACGTTCAGGGGATGCCCCGGGAGGAGGTGCTTCTCGCCGTCCACGATGCCGGAGGGGAACGCCTGCGCCGTGACGGCGCCGCCCGCGTCGGCCGACTCCTCGCCGAACATGGCGAGCGCGAGGTTGTTGCCCTCGATCTCCTTGACCCGCATCGTGCCCTTCGCGCCGAGGTAGGTCGTCACGCTCAGGTCTTTCTCGTTGAAGACGCCGCCGGTGCTCATGTTCTCGGCGCGCTCCTCGTCAATCGTGATCTCGAAGTCGGGCGTCTCGCCCAACTCCTGAAGCGGGCCGGGCTCGCCGGTCGTGAGCCGTTCGGCTATGTCCACGTTGCCGCGAAGAAGAAAGTACATGGTCGGTGCTCCTTAAGTTGCCGTGACTGTTTCGTGTAGATGGACGGTCAGCAGAGCGTCCGCTGTGTGCGCGTACTCCCCGCCGTAGGAGGGGACGCGCCGGTTCGAGACTTGCAGCTCGTCGTGCCGCTCGACGCGCGCGTTCAGGCCCAGCCTCGGGGCCTTCGAGAAGCCGTCAACGACGCGGTCGAGCCACTCGTTGAAGAGCTGCTCGGTTGACTTCGAGACCTCCTCGGCCTCCTCGCCCTCCCCGACGGTGACGACTTCGGGCACGTCGTCGTAGCGGCGGAAGAAGCGGAACTCGTAGACGCGCGCGGTCAGTACCGCGAACTTCGTCCCCGAGGTCTTCGAGGGCTCATAGGGGACGTCTCCGACGCGCTCGCGGGGGCTGTGCCGCTGCGTCATCATGGCCGCGTGTACCATGCCCGGCTCGCCGCCTTCCTCGTTGCGCGCGGCATTCAGGCTTCGCCCCTCGACCAGCTCGATCTTCCAGTCGGAGTAGACGAGCGCCGCAGCGTCGGCCGCGGCGATGATGGCCACCATCGCGGCGCGCAGCTCGTAGTCGGTGGGCGTGGGAAGTTCGGACATTACGACTTTTTGAAGGGCGACATGCGCAAAACCCAGGTGCGCGCGGCCGTCGTCGGCTCTTCCGTCTGCGAGACGGTGAACGTCGAGGTCATCGTCGAGAGCTTCGCGGTCTTCACGCGCGAGGCAATCGCCTGCGTCATGCCCGCGACCTCGGCTATCTCCGCCCTGTGGTACTCCTCGCCGAGCAAGACGTCGGTCTTCTTCGCCACCATGAACGAATTGGAGAGCACGACGAGCGCCGCGCCCGCGTTGTCGTAGAGAGTGAGCTGGGCCCCGGCGCCGAGGAACTTCTCGCGCTCGCGCTCCAGCATCTTGGCTGCACGCTCGGCCGGGCTCATGTGTTGTAGTCGGAGTTCGTCAGAGAGCCGACGCCGACGCCGCGGTCGGAACGCTGGCGGAAGCGGCCGGCCAGGACGAGAAGCCCGGCCGCCTTCTGGGAGTCCTTCACCTCGCGGTTGCCGTCCTTGAAATCCACGTCGTCTTTGAGGCGCGCCGCCCACATCTCGCAGACGTCGGCCGCCGCCGACCAGACGTCGAAGTCAGCCTCGACCGCGTCCGCGACCGCGACGCCGTCGAGCGTGCGGTCGAGCCGCGTCTGAATCTCTTCGTCGGTGAAGGCCGGGGTCTTGCCTTCACCGACCACGTCGCCGACCAGCGCCCTTAGCTCGCTGATCAGGCTTTCCATCGCCGGACGGACTGACATCGCTCGCCGCTCCTTGTGGTTGTTGGGGGATGAAGACCTCGGGCCCGCCCTCACCGACGACGGACGGCCCCGGCGGAGGGGCGGCGGGACGAACAATCCCGCCGCCCGTCTCTACCGGGAGCACCCTCTCGGCAGCTCCGCCGGGGTCTTCGGCCTGCGCAGGCGCTTGGGGCGATTCGCAGGGCTCGAAGACGGGGTCGGCGCGGACTATCTTGAGGGTGACTTCATCCCCGATGTCCCACCGAACGCCCGTCTTTGTGTTGACGTACCAGGGCACGGCGCTACCTTCAGGCCGACTTCGGCAGGCGGTAGCAGCGCACGGTCGCGTTGGGCGCGCCGGTCGCCGCCGTGAAGGTGACGTTCAGCTTGCCGTCGGCCTGCATGAAGCGCGCCGGCTCGAAGGGGCCGATGATCTTCTTGTCAGTGCCGCCGCCCGTGGCCGAGAGCGCGACGACCAGGTCGCCGATGCCGGCGCGCCCGGCGCCCGCGCCTTCGCTCCCCGACTCGACGGTGACGGTCAGCGCCGCGTCGTCGGCGTTGATGACTTCGAGCAGGACGCGCTCGTGCGCGCTCGCGATGGCCACGGGCACAGTGCCGTTGGTGTCAATGGTGTTGACTGCGGGCTGCGCGACGGAGCCGTTCGCGGTCAGGTCGGTGACTGTCAGTGCGGTAAGAAGCGCCATCTCTCTACTCTCCTCATTGAAGGGTGAACGCCGGCATCATCGCGCGCGGCGACGATGCGTCCGGGTCTCGCGGGTCAGCCGGCCCTTACGACTTGTTAGCCGTGAGCACAACGAGTCCCTGCGGCCGAATGACCTTGCGTCCGTAGACGTGAAGGCCCTTGACCGCGTCGGCGAACCGCTTTTCCGGGCGGTACGCCTCGACCGAGACGATCTGGTCGGCGTAAGTGATGGCGCCGGGGTAGCCAGCCATGATCTTGTACTTCGTCCCCGCCGTGTGGCTGACGTTGTTCGTGCGCAGGATGCGGAAGCCGGCGGCCTCGCCGACCTCGCCGTTACGCAGAACCTCGTCGCTACGCACCGTGCCCGCGTAGACGAACCGCTTGTCCTTCTGAAGCAGGCCGTAGAACCACGGCGGGATGGCCGCCCAGCGCCCCTCGGTCGGGACGTTCGCCTCGTCGAGCAGCACGCCCATGTCTACGAGGTATTCATAGGCCGTGTCGGCGGTCGGCACCTTCGGCGTCGTGTCGTCGCCGATGAGGTTCGCGGAGGCGGCGTAGGGGTAGAGGGCGGCGATGGAGCGGTCGGCGTTGTCGCGGAGCTTGAAGGCGGCCTCGTTCATCGCCGACGGGACGACGTCGCCCTTCGCCTGCACCTTGTCCACGTCGTCCACCGAGAAGTTGAAGCCCTCCGACTGGTCGATGACGAGGGTGGTGGCGGCCGTGTCAACATCTTCCGGGTCGGGGATGTCCGCGCCGCGCGTCACGTTGAAGACGGTGATCTCGCCGACGAAGTTGATCTTGACCTGGTCGCCCTGCTTGGTGATCTCGCCCTCGTAGTCTGTGTTGACGACTCCGGGCTGCGCCAGGACGAGCGCCTTCTTCAGGCTGGCGAGCAGTGAGCCTGACCAGACTGTAGGGATGAAATTATCGACTGACATGCGGTGCTCCTTTTTGGAAGGCTAATCGGGGTGTGCGAAAAGAAAGTGCAGCTAATAAGTGTCGCACGCACTTATTAGCTGCACTTATATTTCAGTCAGACTCTAAAAGTCAAAGACTATGTCTGCTTGAGCGCGGCCGAGACGACCGACCACGGCAGCTTCGAGACTTGCTCCTGCGTCATCTGCTTGAGTGATTCGCGGGTGACGGCGGGCGCATTGTCGCGCGCGGGGTTCGTCGGCGTCGTCGGCGTGACGGGCGGGATGACCGGCGCCTCGGCCGACTTCACCAAATACGACTTCGTCTTGATGACCTCGGCGAGGTGCGCGCCCACGTCTTCCACGTCCGCGCCGACGAACTTCTCCGCGTCGGCCGGGTCGTTAAAGCTCAGGTCGCGCGCGGCCTCGCGAATCTGTGCAGCTCGCAGGCTCGCCGCCAACGTGGTCGCGCGGGTTTCTGCGTCGGCGCGCGCCGTCTCCGCGGCCGTGCGCGCGGTGCGCTCGGTCTCGACCTCGGTCGCGGGCACGTAGCCGTCGGGCACGGCCGGGGCCGCGGGCGGCTCGACTGCGGCCGGGGCGGGCGGCTCAACCGCCGTGCTCGAGCCAGCATCGCCGGGAGTGGCGGGCGGCGCCGGCGCGGGTGCGGGAGTCGGCGCCCCGCCCCCTTCCGCGGCGGCCTCGTTGTGGTTGTGGCATATGCCGCCGATGTTAATGTAGAACTTCAGGCGCATGATTCACCTCGTTACTTGACCGCGTGGAGCGGCTTCTCAAATCTGGTTAATCCCCAACGCCTGTCACGGCGCTCGCCGACCAGGTCTCTCAACTTCAACCTGCCCGACTTGAATAATTCGAATTTCGCGTCGCCTAAGACGGCGCGCTGAATCTCTTCGGCCTGCGCTTCGAGCCACGCATCGCCGGTCTTTATCCCGGAGTCATCGCCGCCCGTGACGAGCGGGACTTGAACGCAACGACAATTCGGGTGACTCTCAAGCCTGTCCTCGACCTTGAACACCTGGCCGTGCATGGCGAGGCACATGGCGCACGTACGCCGTGAGAGAGACGCCGTCCACTCCCAGCCCGACAGGACGTCGGAGCTGGCCCGGTAGACTTCGCGCGCCGCCTCGCGGTAGCCGCGCAGGGTCTCCGTCCGGGCGATGGTCAGCGCCCGACTCATGCCGCCGCCGAAGGCTTCGCGGAAGCGCCGCGCGATTGTCTCGGCGCTCGCGCCCTCGGCCACGCCGGAGACGAGGGCGAGTCGCGCGCGCTCGCCCGCGCGGCGCCCCGCCTCGTTCAAGAGGTCGGCCAGCGGCGAGCCGTCCGAGGCGAAACCGGCGAGCGCCTCGACGGCCGCCCGGTTGAGCCCGCCGAAGTTGGCCGTCACCGTCAGCCCCTCGGCTTCGAGCGCAGCGACGACGAGCGTGCGGGAGTCGGAGAGTCCGAGGCGCACGGCCGACCTCTGCTCGTCGGTGATGACGCGCGCCGCGCCCTGGGAGAAGCGCAGCAGCTCGGCCGCCATCTCCTTTTTGAGCGATGCCAGGCGGCCGCGCTCGTAGAGCCAGCCGACGGGCACGGCCTCGCCGCTCAACCTGGCGGCCTCGATCTCTTTGGCGAGGTCGTCGAGCTTCCGCTTGATGTTGAGGTAGGCGACGCCGTAGGCGCGGACGAGCAGAGACGCGGCCCTCCTCTCGCGAGAGAAGAGCCGCGCCTTGAACTGCTCTGCCGTGTCGTAGATGTCGGGCATTAGACCGCCGCGTTCTGAAGTTCGTCCTCGCTGCGCAACGTGATCGGCAGCAGGCCGAGGTGGGCGATGGGGTCGAGGCCGACGGCCGCGAGCGCGCCCGCGGCTTCGAAGCCCGCGCGGATGAGAATGCCGGCGGCGTCCGCCCTCTTCTTCAGGTCGTCGGCGTCGGGCTCCTGTGACTGGCCGCCCGTGACGGGCTCGGCGCCGACGCCGCGGTCGAAGGCGTCGAGAATCTGCGAGCCCATGTCGTCGGCCGTGGGCGTGCGCATCTTGGCCTCGTGCTCGGGGTCGCCGCCGGTCTCCTTGATGACGGTATTCTGCGAGTAGCCGATGCGGAGCTTGGTCTCGGCGACCTCCATCTTCTGCTTCTCGTCGCCGGGGAGCGCGTCGCCCCAGTTGAGCTTTACCTTCTGATTCTTGATGCCGCCGATGACGAGCAGCGCCTCGACGCACTCCTTGATCATGCGGCCGTAGCGGAGCTGCTTCTTCTCGGTCTTCTCGATGAGCGGGCCGTACATGAGCCGCAGCGCCACGCTGGAGAGCTGACCCGTCGTCTCGACCTTGCCCGTCGCGACCTCGGGGACGCCCGTCATCTCGGCGAGCCCCTCGCGCAGAACCTTGCGCAGGGAGAGAGCCGTCGAGATGTCGTTCTGCATTTCGAGGAAGCCGATCTCGGACTCGACGGGCGTTCCCGTCGGCTTCAGGAAAAGCATGTTGTCCGTGCCCCACTCGATGTCCTGCTTGTTGAGGTTCTTGGCCCACGGCTTCGGGCTCGCGTGCATGCGCACGATCTTCCCGCACAGGCTGTCGAGGCGGGAGATGTAGCCGATGACGGCGAGCACGTCCTCGGTCAGGTCGGGCTTGCCGTAGGTGCATTTCGGGTTGGGGAGATTCTTCGCGTGGAAGATGGGCGGGGTCGGGTAATTCCACGTCACGTCGTAGCCGGTCGGCGTCCAGAGGTTGCCGCCGTCGCGCGACTCGAAGTGCTGGATGCGCCAGTCCTTTCCGCCCTCGTTGCGCGTGGTCTCCTCTTTGAAGAGGTACTCGCGGCCTGCGCCGTCGGTCATCTGGTAGGAGCAGCGGAAGGTGACGGGGCGTGAAACGTCGTGCGGGTCGGTGACGATCTCGTAGGTCGCGGGGTCGCCGACGGTGACTCTCGGGTCGCCCGAGGGCTCGATGACGATCTTCAGGTAGGCGTCGCCGGTGACGGCGCCGTCCTGCGCCATCTCCTGAAACTCTTCGTCACGCTGCGCCTGAGACCAGACCCGTTCGAGGTACTCTTCACCCGTCTTGTCTTTGTCGGTGCCGACGCCGATGACGAGTGACTTGCCGAAGAGGAAGCCGACGCCCTTGTCCACGATGACCGAGGCGTAGTTGATATAGACGTTGTCGTCGGGCTGGCCGTCCTTGACCTTCAACTGCTTCGGCGCGTAGCCGGAGAAGTAGGAGAGCGCCGAGGCGATCATGGTCTGCCGGGTAAGGCGGCGCACCTGCTCCATCGCCTTGTCGCGCGCGCCGCCGAATAGGCCGCGGATGCTGTTGTAGACTCTGCTTAAATATTCGTTCATCTCGATTCCCTCCCGCCGCGGCTAACGTGCCCGACGGCTACACGTTAGCCGCAGGTCGGATTGATTTTCGGGCTACCACTTAAACTCGCCCTCCTCGACATCGCCGCCGGTGACGGCCGCCAGCTTGTTGAAAGCGCCGCCGGCGGCGTCCACCTGGTCTTTGTATTTGCCGCGCGGGAAGGCCGTGTGCTCCTTGATGAAGTCGCCGTTCCACTCGCCCTCGGCCAGCTTCACGTTCTTTCGCGCGGCCTGCGCCGAGTAGGGCTCGGCTCTGTATTCCTTGTCGCCGCTCACCCGCTCGGCCCAGATGGAGAACCCGGCCAGGTTTCTTACGGTCGCCTCGGCCGACTCCTTGCCGCCCGAGCCCGGCTCCTGCTCGATCCAGATGGCCACGTCGCGCCCGTACTGAGCGGCGTCGGCCTTCGCCGTGGTCAGGAGAACGTCTTCGCGCTCGATGGCCGCCCACTGGCCGCGCACGACGTCGAGCACCCAGAAGACGTTTTGCCTGGTCTTCCCGAGGAGCGCGCCCACGGTGTAGCAGCCCGCGTCCTTCGTGCCCGCCTTGTCCCAATAGCGCACGAAGGAGACGAACTCTGAGCGCGCGGGTAGGGGGAGAATCTCGAAGTTCTCGCGCTTGAACTTGTTGCCGTCCTTCGCGCCCGGCCGCTGCTGAAAGAGCGCGTTCCACACGAACTCGCCGACGCGGTCGGCGATCTTCTTCAGCTTCGAGAGCGGGCGGCGCTCCGGGCAGAGCGCCTCGCCGGGCTCGCGCCAGTCGGGCTCGACCGTGCAGGTCTTCGGGAACTCCTGGGGCGCCTCCTCGGCGATGGCCGGGAACGAGACGACGTGCCAGCGTTCGGGCTCCTCGCCGGTCAGCTCCTCGGAGAGCAGCCAGCCCGAGAGGTCGTCCTCGTGCCAGCGGGTGTTGATGACGACGAGCGCGCCGTGCGGGTCGGTGTCAGACCAGGGCTCCTCGCGGGTGTACCAGGTCGAGCCGTACCATTCCTTCTGCTTCTCGCGGATCGTCTCCGACGCGGCCTGCTCGGAATTCTTCAGCGGGTCGTCAATGACGCCGAGGTGCCAGCCCTTACCCGTGGCCTCGCCGCCGACGCCCGTCGCCCAGAAGCCGCCGCCCTTGCCCGTGAGCCACTGCTTGACGGCGTTGGCCTTCCCGTCAATCGAGCCGCCGCCCTCGACGTAGTTCTCGCGCGCCGCACGCGAGAGCGTGTAGGCGAGGCCGGCCGAGTAAGAGGAGAGGCCGACGAATCTTTCGGGGTAGAGATAGAGGAAGTAGGCCGTGAAGAGTCGCGAGGCCAGCTCGGACTTCCCGTGGCGGGGCGGCATGAAGATCATCAGCCGCTTGATCTCGCCGTCGGCCACCTTCTGAAGGACGGCCGCCAGGATGAGGCAGTGCCTGTACCACTGATAAGAGGGCTTGACGAGACAGACGAACTCGATGAAAGAGAGTTTCTTTGCTCCCGCCTTACCGCGACGTCGGCGCAGCGCGAGGATGGCGCGCGCTATGTCGCGGCGGGACGAGCGGGCTGCGGGCTGGGCGCGCTTGCGCCTCTGCGCGCGGCTTTTACGCCCGGCCTTCCGCGATAGCTTCAAGCTCTTCGTCTGAGAGTTCGTCGAGGTCTTCATCGTCGAGCGGCTCTTCCGGGGGCGCGCCGTCGCGGCGCTGATAGGTGCGGCCGTTTGTCTCTTTGGAGATGTCGTCGAGCAGCGCGCGCAGGGCGTTCAACTCGCCGAGGTTGAAGTGCTCTTCCTCTATAGGAATCATCCACTCGCCGGAGCCGAGCCCGCGCTGGCGCCTGAGCCACAGCCGCCCCTCGTCGCCCTCGCCGAGCAGCTCCGCCTTCAGCCTCTCGGCCAGCTCGACGAGCGTCTCGACGCGCTTCTCTTTAAGGGCGAGCCCCGTGCGCAGGGCGTCGGACTCCGAGGTCTCCTTCAGCCCGTCGAGCGCGAGCCCCCGCGATTCGCGGTAGAAGTCCACCTGCTGACGGGAGACGGAAAAGGGCGGCCTGCATTTCGCCGCCCTCGCGTTCATCTCGTCGGACTGGAGCCCTTCGGCAACCCACGCGAGAACCTTTTCCTTCTGCTTCTTTGTCAGCTTCATCGGCTTAGCTTCAGGAGAATCTGCTTGTTGGTTTCGCGCACCTCGCGGAGGTCTGACTTCAGCTCGCGCTGCGCGTCCTCCATCGCCTTCCAGTGCGCCTCGTGCTCGACGCGCGGCACGACGTTCACGGCGAGGGCCTGCGCCTTCTGCTCGACCGCGCCGATCCGCAAGTCCGTCCGCGTCTCCGACTCGCCCGCGCGGTACTGGGCCGCGCCGTAGGCGATGAAGGCCGATGCCGCCAGCGTGGCGACGAGCTTCAGGAGCGAGGCGACGTGCCCGGCCAGCGCGCCGCGCGCGCCCGCGATGAGGTCGGTTTCTTGTGCAGCCATGACGGGCCTCTACTTCCGCGGGATCGCGGCCGCGATGACGCGCAGGGCGCCGACGGCGAGACGGGCCTTGCTCAGATACTTGTCGAGCCGGCGGCGGCCGCGCTCACTCTTCACGCCGACGCCGTGGTCGGAGAGCCGCTGGACGGCGTTGCCTATTTTCTCGACGGCTTCGAGGGCGAGGGCGCTCCGCTCCGACTTGGTCATCCGGGTCCAGCCCTCGGCGCGCGTGCTGACGTCCGAGGCGCCCGCCTCGACCTCGTCAATGACGGGGTTCAGGAAGTCGGCCTCGGCCTGGCTGAAGTCGCCCGCGCGCACGCCCGCCTCGACCTCGCCGCGCAGGACGCCCGCGCCCGCCGCGATCCCGGCACTGACGCCGCGCACGGTCTCGACCTTGCAGGCCGGGGAGAGGGCGAGCGCGCCGGCCAGGCCGACGACGGCGAGGAGCTTCAGCGTCTTGCGCGGGGCGTACATGCCGCGCTTGGGGAAGCCGCCGAGGATGCCGCGCAGCTCGCGCACGTCGCTCACGCGGAGCTGCTTACCGGCGGCGGCGGCGGCGACGGCCACGAGCATGACGATGCGCGCGACGCGCGGGTCTATCTGGGTCAGCTCGGGGGCGGCGGCGAAGGCGACGGCGGTGACGACGCCGAGGATGGTGACGAGCGTGGACTTGGTCATCGGTGCTCTCCTGTAAAGATTTGTAGGAGAGCGGGCGCGACAAGCGCGGCTGCGAATCATTGGCCGCCAGCACGGGCGCGCACGCCCGCTCTCACTGACGGGAAGTTACCTTGCTTCGGATTTGATTTTCGGAAGGGTGATGAGTGATGAGTGATAAGTGATGAGTGATAAGTGATGAGGTGAAGGCGGAACGATGAAGGATGAAACTATTGTTTGAAACAATATGTTTCAAACCATATATCCGTGAGGGGTATATAGCGGCTGGGCTATATACCTGTCAGACCCAGACTAAAGATAAGTATTATATGTATAAATTCAGTGAGCGAGAGTGAAGACCGCCTCGGCCTTGCGCGCGCCGCCGCGCTTGCCCGCCGGCTCGACCTCGCGCGGCTTCATCCCTATGACGACGAGCCCGGCCTCCGCCAGCTTCATCAAGTTCTCTCGGACGGTGCCGTAGGGAAGCTCCAAGTCTTCGACGAACTCTTCGAGCGTCCCCGGCGGGAGGGTCTTCGTCATGGCTTCGAGGATGAGGTCGCGCGCCGAGACGCGCCCGGCGTCGCCCCGCCTGTGCGCGTTGTTGATGAGGGGCTGGAGGTCGCGCGCGATCTCGGGCGCGACCTCGGCGAGGAAGAGCAGGTGCTGCTCGATCTCTTTGGCTCGGCGCGCCACGGGGTCTGTGATGTGGTCGAAAGATTTGTAGTGAGGGGCGCGCGCGGCGAGCTGCTCGGACAGGGCGGGGGTTCTGGCCGGAGTGTTGCGGCTCATGGCGGGGGTCTTAGGTGGGGGCATGCGGGTAAAGCCTCGTCCGTTTCGATAATCTCGCCGGGCGCGTTCCCGGTTCATGAGGTGATTATCGGGCGGGAAAAGGTTTGATTTTCGGGGAGGGATTAATCGGCGGGCTGCGCCCCTTCGCGGTCGGCGAATTCCCAATCGAGTTCGAGGAGGCTCCTCTGGTTGGCGACGCCCTGGGCGACGTTCCGGAAGCGGTGCTGCACCTGCCCGTCCGGGGAGGCGAGCGCGACCTCCATCGCCTGGTGAAGAAGAGAGTCGAGGATGGAGGCGAGGCGCGCCCGCTCGGGCGTCTCTTTGTAGTGGTGTTCGGGCAAGGGCGTGCTCCTTTGGTGACAGCTTCGCACGCCCAAACCCGAGTATAACCGAGGGTTTACGGCTCGCGCGACGCAACACTTCTGTTGCGCCTTTCCTCGTCGAGCGCGGGGAAATTCCGCCGGAGGTGATTCTCCAGCGCCTGCCGGCTGTTGAAGCCGAGGCGGTGGGCGGCGCGCGTGAGGTTCCACCGGCAGGCGCCGAGCGTCTCGCGGACGTGCGCCTCCTCCTGGTCGTGCAGGAAGGCGCGCCCGGCACGCACGGACGTCCTCACGCTCTCGACGATGAGGCGGTTGTCGCCGAGCGGGAGCAGGCGCCCGACCGACGAGTTCGAGAATTCGAGCGCGGCGCGGGCGTCGCCGGCGGCGAGGGCTATCAGCGCGCGGGTGTCCTCGTATTGCGCGAGCCCGGCCTCGCCGGGCGGGCAGCTCCCCAGCGCGACGGCGAGGTGCTCCATCGCCTCCGCCGGTCGCCCCGCCTCGGCGTGAAGGACGGCGAGGTTGTTCTCGACGTCGGCCACGAGGCCGTGCTCTCTCGCCTCCTGGTAGTAGATGCTGGCGGCCGTGAACTCGATGATCGCCTCGTCGCGGTCGCCGAGGTTCTGTCGGGTGAGGGCGCGCCCGTTGTGGAACTTGCCCCGGACCAGCGGGTCGGCGCAGGCGTCGGCGAACGGCTCGGCCTCGTTGTGAATCCTGAGGGCCTCGCGGAAGTCTCTGCGCGCGCGCGCGAACATGGCGCGGTTGTTGCGCGTGCGGAGCTGCTCGACCGGCGTGAGGTCGTGGGCGGCTTCGAGGAAAGCTTCGAGGTGCGCGGCCGCCTCCTCGAAGTGGCACTCATCCCACAGCTTCAGCGCCTCGGCGTTGGCTGTGTCGGTCGGGGTCAGGACGGTGTGAGTTATGTTCGTCATTGTGAGCGTTCCCGGACGTTGATAAAATGCGCGCCGTTCTACGATGCGCCGAGCAGCGAGGAGAAGCGAGATGTCACAACACCCGAGCGAGAAGGACAAAGTTCACGGCCAGCCGCCCGGCTCAGTCGAGCACCCTTCGAACGGCGGCGACGAGCGGCCGGGTCAGACCGAGACGCCCGGCGGCGACGGCGGCGGGGCGACGACACAGGGCTCGGTCGAGCACCCGTCCATTGACCCGCCCGACCCGCCCGACGAGGAGGAAGAGGGCGAGGGCTCGACGGGACCTTAAGGCGACTCCGACTCGCCCGGCGCGGCGCTCGTGCGCTCGAAGTATTCGAGCACCTGGAGCCCGCTGGCGTCGTCGAGGGAGAAGTAGGTCGCGGAGGTCTTCAGGAGCACGCGCACCTGACCGGCCTCCGCGCCCGCATCTTCGTCACGGCCCGAGAGGTAGACGACGGCGATCTCCGCCGGGTCAATATAGAGCGGGTCGCCGTGGTCGTCTCTCAGTCGCCAGAATCTCATAACCTCACTCGGCCGACATCGCCGCCCCCGGCGGTGAGCTCGCCCAGCTCCTCGATCTCCGAAAGAATCGCGTACCTCTCAAGCGCGGGCATGCCCTCCAACTTCTTCCGCCAGCGCCGCTTCTTCCTCGTGATGCGCTCGCGCTCGCGGAAGTCCCGTCCCAGATAGCGGTAGTCGTGAAGCGCGAGCGGCTCGGGGTAGTTCATCCAGACGTGCTCGACGCCCTTGCGCCCGCTCCTCTTCACGGCCTCGAAGGTGTGCAGCCGCCAGCGCGAGAGAGCGCGCGCGTACATCTCCGAGTGATAGCCGGAGAGCATCACCATCACTCCCGGCGGTAGGCGCCGGAGCGTGCGCAGGAGGTCGGCGTGCTCGGCGTCGGTCATCGTGTGGCGGTAGAAGGGGCGCGAGGTACTTATCGCGGAGCGTAAGTATGGCGGGTCGCAGTAGACCAGCTCGCCGCCGCGCCAGGGGTGCGACTTCAGGAACTCGATTCCGGAGCCCACCATCAGCTTCAGCGATGCCGCCGGCGGACTCGCCAGTTCCGGCGGTGTCGTCGATCGGAAGCGCGCGACGACGTCGGCGTCAACGTCTATGCCGATGTTGAGTCGCGCGGGCTTCTTCAGGCGGAGGATGGCGCCGCCGCCGAGGAAGGGCTCGACGTAGGTGTGATGGGGCGGCATCAGGTTGATGAGCTGCTGGTAGACGCCCGCGCCGTTCTTTCCGCCTGGGTAGGTCATCTCCCTACGACCTCCAGCTCAGGCAATCCCGCCTTCTTCCATAACCGCTCCCAACGCTGAGCGCCGGGCGTGTCAACGAATGACGGCACTGAGGCCGCGGCATTCGTAACCGCGTAGTAGAGCGCCGAGCGGTCGAGGTCGGGCGTGCCGCGCAGCGCGAGCGCGTCGCGAACCGGCTGCTTCAAATCCTTCGGCACCCATCGCCAGCATGCCGCGCAGAATGGATACTCGCTTTTGCATGGGCTATTACAGGCCGCGCATTTGTGCTCGCTTCGCTTCATGCGTCAGTTCAAGAATTCCCTGCGCGGCGACGGGACGCAGCCCAGAAGCCGACCCATCAACCAGGTGTGATAGCCGCGATGCGCGGGGCAGTAACCCCAGCCCGCCGTGTTCAGACCGTGGTCGTTCATGTAGAAGGCCGCCTCCGTGTACGGCTTGACCTGCCCGGTGTCGAACGACAGGTAGGGCGGGACGGGTCTCGATTTGTCTTCAACTTGTCGGCTCATACCTGGGTGCCTCGTCAGTTACAGCGATGTCCGCGGACATCGTCATCGGCGGCGGTGAAGGACTCCGCGCCTGAGCTTGAAACAGATCGGCGCGACGATGACGAACTCGACGCGCGGTGTGACGTAGACGGGGGCGACGTAGAGCGGCGCGACCGTCTCGGCGTAGTAGCGCCCCTCGGCGCGCGCCGCCCGGTTCTGTCTCGCGGCCGCCGCGCGCTCGACGCGGGTGTCGAGCGGGTCGTAGCCGCCCCCGCCGGTGTAGCCAAAGCCGAAGGCGGCCGCGAGCGCGAGCACGGGGTTGAATCTCATCTTCGCCCCCCGCGCCGGAGGCCGCCGTTGTCGCGGATGACCGAGACGGTGAAGACGACGAACGCGAAGACGAGCGCGGCGACGATCATCCAGTTGTCTTTCACCCGCGGCCTCCGTTCTCATTCGCGCGTCGCAGAACCTTCTCTACCTCCTCTTCGAGTTCCAGGGCGCGCGCCCAGACCTCGGCATTGCAGTTGTTGCTGTTACAACGCAGGCGCAGCCACCTGTGCCTGCCGTGCTTGCTCTTGTAGCCTCGGGCATCGGCGTAGACCGTCTCGTCGGCGTCGAAGTACCACGGCGTTGTCCACCGCCCCGCTATACACTCGCGCACGGCCTCACAGTCCTTCGTATGTCTCTTAAACACACGGAGCTTCAGGGGCGGCAGGGCGGCGATGTGAGTCCTGAGCAGTTCCTCGGCGATGCGGTCGGAGAGGATCGTCTGGTGCGCAGTCAGATTTCCCTCGCGGACGCAGACGCTGTCGGGCGGGGTGCGCAGCCACTCCGCGACTATTTTGTGCGCAACGCCTCTCGCCTCGTGTCGTTTCATCGCTCACCCCCGGCGCCCAACATCAACGGCTGATAGCCACCCTCGGCGAGTTGCCGCGCGAGCTGCTCGTGCGTCTGCTCGTACACAGTCGCACCGTTCGGCATGACGACGTGCGCGTAGAAGGCTTCTTCGAAAGTTTCGATCCGCGACTGCACCGATTCGAGTTTCGCCTTGATGGCGAGCGTGAGCGCGCGCCACCTCTGGCGGAGGGCCTGCTCGTGCGCCGCCTTGCTGCGCGCCGTACTCGGGTCGGGCAGCGGCAGGACGAACCGGACGCGGCGGTCGTGCGCCTCGAACAAGACGACGGCGCGGCCCGGCTCGTCTAGCGTGGCGAAACGCTCGGCCCCGTAGCCTGTGACGAGGCGACGTATCTCGTCGCGCGATTTGTCTGGCGAAACCTTCGTGCGCGCGGCGTAAGAGCGGGTGCTATCGGTCATCTCTTCGTCCCTTCCCGTCAAATTCCGTCCAAGTTACGGTTCACGGTTTACAGTCCGGCCGCCCTTCACGGCGGGGCGTGCGCGCGCGCCGGGGCCACCAGGAACGTGCGGCGCAGCTTCGCCCTGGTCTCCTCGCTAACCTCCTGCATCTGCTCGATGTAGCCCGCCACGTCGTAGCCCGGCAACTGCGCGACCGACGCGACCGTCTGCGCCGCGACGTGGTACGGCGTGAGCTGCGTCTCCACGGGCGCGCGCCCTTCGAGCACCAGCTCGCGCCGCCCCTTCCACCCGGCGACGAGCGGGTCGGCGTCGCGCAGCGCGAAGTGCTTCATCGCCCACGCCGGCGGGTTCGTGAAGCCCGGCTCGCTCTGCGCGTAGCCGAGGTAGTCTTCGAACGAGAGCACACACACACGCGCCGCAGGCGCCTCGTCCGCCGGGGGCGCGCTCGCCGGTGCTGGTGTGTGTGTGCTGGTGGCTGGTAAAGGCTGGTCAGAACGCGCGCGCGTTCCTATATATGCATCGTTCCCTGTACAAGGAAGCTCATTCCCTGTACAGGGAAGGTCGTTCCCCATATCGGGAAAGAGGTTCCCTGTATAGGGAATGGATTCGGCCTCCGGTTCCCTGCTCAGGGAAGCCTTCGCGTGCTTCTTATCTACCGGGTGGAAGTCCCCGACGAGGAGCCGGACGCCCCCCTCCTCGACCTGGAGCCATCCTAGTTTGCGCAACTTCGACATCGCGTTCTGGACGGTCTTCAGGGCGAGGTGCTCGCGCTCGGCGATCTCCGCGTTCGTGGCGTCACTGAGGCCGGTCTTCGCCATGCGCCTTTCGCAGTGCGCCTCGTAGACGTACCACTCGGCCGAGGTGAGCCTGTCGAGTCGCCGTCTCTGTTTCGCGTCGTCTGGGACGTACATTCGAGGTTGAATTAGTCGCGAATTATTTCGGGGTTAATTGCCGATTCAGAACTTGCCCTTCAGCGCGACCGCCGCGTTGGCCGTCATCACGCACTCGCGCAGCTTGCGGATGGCGGCCGTCTGGTCGGCGCTCGGCGGCGTGTTCTGAAGCAGGATGAAGGAGAACTCGTGCGCGCCCTGTCGGATGCGCTCGTAGGCCACGCGCTGCGAGTCGTCGGGCGGGTGATAGGTGAAGAGGTCGTCGAGGTCTTTGATGTCGATTGGCATAAGTCCTCCTTAAGAAGTGCCGGCGCCGCTCGTCAGCGACGGCGATGACTGGCCGCTCCGCCACTCACGTAACCGTGCGGCCGCCTTCTGATATGGCTTGGGCTGACGGCTCGGCGTGATGTAGTGGCCGTCCTCGTAGACCATGATGCGAATCTCGACGGATGACAGAACCTTGCCGCCGCGCTGGCGCATCCTCGACCGGATGCGCTCGCACTCTTTCAGCCCTTCCGGCGTGAGGCCGAAGCGCGTCGGGTAGCAGCGGCCATACTGCTTCAGCAGCTCCTCGGCCTCGGCGACGCTGACCTCGATGCCGCGAGACTTCAGCCGCCGGCGGATGGCCAGCGCGTCTCGATGTTTCTCGACGTAGCGCGCCGCGCTCTCACGGCTGCGCTCCAAGTATTCGGGATGGTCTTTCCAGTAAGACTTGGCGACCGCCGCGTTTTTCTTCCTCCAGCGTTGAAGGTATTTGCGCTTGTACTCACGCCGGTGACCGCGCTCGCGCGCGTTGTGGCACTCCTTGCAACGGGGCTGGAGGCAGAAGCCGTTCAGCTCGCGCCGTCGCCGAACAACCATCTCGGCCACGGGTTTCGTCGCGCCGCAGAGCTTGCAGGCGTACTCTTTAGGAAGGTCTGACAGCTTGCTAACAATCATTGTTATTGAATGAAAAGGCGGGGCGCCGCCACGCCCCACCGCTCTGTTAAGCCCGCGCCCTCTTGAACTCCTGACGGTTCGGGCAGTTGACGAAGTGAGACAGGTAGAGCTTCTCTCCCTTCAGCTTCGCCTCGACGAGCGTCTGCCCCGTCAGCACGTCGTAGCGCATCGTCTGACGGTTAAGGCGGAGATTGCCGTCGGGGTGTGGCTGTGCGTTCAAAGGGTTGTTCGACGGACGAGGGTTGCTCGTCGTCGGGTTCTGTTGCGCGAAGATGATCGGCGCCGGGCAGCGCCTGCACGTCAGCATAAGCACCTCCTTAGAGCCTGTCGTTCATCCTGAGCAGTAAGACCACGATGAGCCCGAGGAAGACGACGACGAGTATTTGAAACACCGAGTTCTGTGTCTGAGCGTCCACGGCCGGCCTCCTAGATTGACGGCAGCGGCGGCTGCATCTCGGTCGGCCGCATCGGTCGCTCCGAGATGAGTTCGCAGGTGTCGAAGCGCCGCAGCTCGACCGTGTGCCGGTCGTAGTCGCGGCGCTCGTAGACCTCCAGCTCCAGCTCGTCGTGCCCGCGGCGGATGGCCCTGAACAGCTCCGCGCACTGCTCTTCGAGTCCCGCGAGCTTGTCCTTGTACCCCTTGACCGTCTTCTGCATCTCGGCGGTCAGCTCCTCGATCTGGACGCGCAGGAGCGAGAGGGTGCGCGCCCGCTCGGCGATGTCGTGGTCGTTGAACTTGACCTCGACGGTCTCGCGGAAGGTGCGCGGCTCGGAGACGTTGCCGTTGTGGCGCTCGACGAGTTTGTCCTTCAGACTCGGCTCGGCGGATGCAGCGTCGGGTGCAGGGGTGTGCTCGACGACATCGCCGTCGGCGGCGGTGATAGCAGCTCCGGAGTCATCGCCGGATGTGGCGGGGTCGGCCGACGCGGGCACGTCGTCGGGGCGGTGTTCAGTCTCGACGCGCTCGCGCATCTGCTCGGCTGCCTCGTGGCCGCTCGCGTCGGCGACCTCCGAGTAGGTTCCCTCGTAGAGAGAGAGGAGATTGCCCCTCTCCTTCTCAAGCTCCTTCGTGCGCCGCTTGCCGTGGCCGTGCTTGAGGTTCTCTTCAATCTGGCCGAGCGCCTCCCAGCGCCCCCGCTGCTCGCGCTCAGTGGCCTCCAGGAGCGCCGCGACGTCCTGCCCCTCGTATGCACTGCCCTCGTTGGCTTCGGCGTGGCTGCCGGCCTCGCCGTACACCTCGCGCAGCTCCTCAAGCTCTCTCTCTGCGGCGGGGGTGCCAGCCTCGACAGCCTCGGCGACGGGCGTCTCGGCCAGCCGGGCGGCCTCGTAGATGACCTCGACCATGCTGTCGTGCTTGGCCGTCTTCAGCCCGCGCGCCTTATGCGTCCCCATCCAGCGCCCGTCGGCGTAGTCGCGGAACTTCCAGCCGTCGGCCTTCAGCGCGTCGCGCTGGTCGCGGATGGCCACGTTCGTCGGCTGCCCGCTGGCCGGTTTCGGTTTCGTGGAGGTGAAGGGTGTGACCATCAGCCCTGCCCCCCTTCCTGCGCCTCTGCCGCGCGGCTGACGGCACTCTTCGCGCGCGAGCCCGCGAGGCTGCGCTCGGCGTCATCCTCGGACTGAAGCGCCGCGAGCTTCTTCTCGAAGTCGGCGACGAGCTTCTTCAGGTCGCGCACGGACATCGCGTCGAGGCTCTCGGCCATGTACCACTCCTTGACGAAAGCCTTCAGCGTCACGTCCGACCACTTCGGCTGGTAGCCGGCCTTATTCAGCAGGCCGCAGAGTTCGTGCACGCGCGCCTTCAGGGTCACGGGATGATCTTCGGCATCGTCGGCCTCGACCAACTCGCCCTCGACGAAGTTGTGCTCGACGGCGCGCGCGACGGGTAAGTCCTCAACAATCATCTCGGCCGTGTCGCTGACGCTGGTCGTCGCGCCCATCTCCTCGGGCGTGAAGAGGCCGAGGATGTCGTCGGGGAAGACGGTGCGCGCGGCCATCGCCACGGCGCGCCACTGATACATCGTCCCCGCCTGCTTGCTGTAGTTGTCCTTCCCCGCGAGCCCCATCTTCTTCGCCTCTTCGGGGCCGAAGCGTGCGACGTAGGGCGCGCGCCCCCGCCGCTTCATCGTGACGATGGCGCCCTCGGCGCCGGTGACGACCTCCAAGTTTTCGAGCTGGCGCGAGCGGTTGATGAGCGCGAGCATCAACTGCGGCGAGATGGTGGGCTTCCCCTGGATGACGTTGATGTTGTTGAGCGCGGCCATCGGCGGGATGTTCAGCTCGCGCCCCGTCATGATGATCGCGACCGCCTGCTCGGCCGTCTTGATCGACGGAGGCAGGAAGCCCGTCTTGACGAGCATGCCGGCCTGCTCCTTCATCGCCTCCCACTCGGAGACCGCGAGCGTCTGCCCGGCGGGAATTGTCTGTAGCCCTTGCGTCATGTGGTATCCTCTCCTTCGTTCACGCTGTTAATAGAGGGCGCGCAGGTCTTGCCACCTGCGCGCCCTTCGTCCTGGCCGCCTGCATCACGGCCATCACCAAATGAAACTGTCCGGGGCGGGCGTGCCGGATGGCGTTGGCCCAGAAGACGCCGCCCTCCCCTTCGACCCACGCGCGCCCGCTCACGGCCAGGCGGAGCTTCTCCTCCTGGCGCGAGACGAATTCCTCCGCGCCCGGCTCACGCCGCCGCAGATTCAACGCGCCCGACTTCTCTTGTGGCATCGCCCGCCTCCTCCTCGCCCGGCCTGACGACGCCGAGCGTGTCGCGAATCATCCCGAGCAGCTCGGCCGGGTCGCCGTCCGCGCGCGCGATCTCCTCGACGAGCGCGAGTGACCACAGGCGCGAGTTGATGAACTGTCTCTGTTCGTCTTCCACGGCCTAGTAATTCGCCTCCATCGCGTCGGCGTCGTCGTGGTCTTCGTAGACCGCCGGGGCGACGGGCACGGAGCCGTCGAGGAAGTGCCTGCGCTTGCCGCCCACCTCGACTGCTACGACGCGCCGGCGAATCATCAGCCGGTTGACCGTCTCGACGAGCTGATGCCAGTCGAGCCCGGTCTCGTTCATCAGCTCGCCGTAGGTTCGGCCGCCGCCCTGCTCCAGCGCCGCGAGCACGCGCTCGGTCGGCGTGCCGGTGAAGCGCAACTTCTCGACGGCCGGCTCCGGCGGAGGTGCCGCTTCGCGTTCGCGCGTGGTGTGGGCGAAAGGCTTGCGGCCTTCGCCCGCTGCGGCGCGCTCCGAGCGGCCGCGCTCGTACGCCCTGCGCAGGTCGGGGTGCGTGAAGAGTCGGTCGCAGAGCGTCTTCTGCGACATGCCGAGTTCGAGCGCGATGGCGAGCTGCGTCGGCTGCGAGCGCGCAAGCTGTTCGAGGTGCGCGGCGTCAACTGGAATCGGTCTTCTACCCACGGTGAACCTCCTTATCTCGAAACCGGCACAACCTTGCCGCAGCTATGGCATTCCCACTGATAGGCGTCGCCCTCGGAATGCGGCGCGCCTTTGCTCATCTCGTGTCCGCATCTTGGGCAATTCATATCTGAAACCCCCTCACGCGCTCGACCTTCCCCACTTTCCGAATCGGCGCGACGAGCACGGCCTCGGGGTTCCCTTCCGGCTCGACCTTGAACACGCGCTTGCACTCGAAGCGCGCCGTCGCGACGTCGAGGTCTGTTGTCGGGGCCGGTTCCCCCGTTCCGGCCCCGACCTCCCCGGCCGCGAGCGTGACGCCGTTGGCCGCGAGAAGAAGTAGGACGTCGAGAGCGCGCGCCGCGGCCCAGCACGGGCTGCCGTACTCGTGGGCTTCGCAGGTGCAGGAGAAGGAGGAAGGCTCGGACGTCGAATCGAACTCGACGCGGTGATGACTGAGGAGTTCGGGGCGGGTGGCCGACGCCATGACGAAGGCCGCGCCGTCGAAGCGGACGGGCGAGTTAAGAGAGCGCGCTCGCTCGACAGTGTTGTCGTGAATCTGATTTGTGGATATCATGAGTCGAGTTCTCCCTGCGAGAGCTTAAGAGGCTGGTTGGGGTTGTTGCTTCGCACGCTCGCCCCCTTCCGGCCTCTTCTCTGTTCAGCGCCCGGCGACCTTCAGCTTCCGGGCTTTCTTCACGCCGCTCGTCGAACGTACGGCGAGCAGCTCCGCGATCTCCGCCAGGTGCTTGTTCGTGTAGCGGACGAGTGTGCCCGCCCGAAAGTGCGGCAGACCTTCCGACGCGCGCAGGCGGGCGAGCGTGTCCTGCGACATGAGCAAGACTTCGGCGGCCTTCTCCTCGGTGTAGACGACGAGGTTCACCGTCTCGGCCTCGTCGCGAAGCCGCCGGTTCTCTTCCTCGGCCTCGTCGAGCGCGTGCCGCATCGCGGCGAGGGTTTGCAGCAGCTCGCCCTGCATGCCGAGGACGCGCCCGCGCAGCTCGTCGAATCTCTCGCTCACGGCCTGACCTCCTGCGGCGCGCTCAGGCGCGTGATCGCGGCCTCGGCCTTGTCCCGTAACTGCACCAACTCGGTCAGCGTCTGGGAGGTCGGCTTCCCCGTGAGGAGGGCGTCGACGGCCTCGGACGCCTCGCGCAGAAGCTCCGCCGAGTCGAGCACCCGCTCGTGCTCGCCCGCGTAGGGCTCGGCCGACATCTCGACGAGCGTGACGAAGTATTCGCGCACGTAGTCGGCGATGAGGCCGGCGTCCTTCAGCCCGTCGGCGCCGAACGTGGACGCGAGGAAGATGGCTTTGCAGAGCCGGTCTAAGTCGGAGGGCGCGCCGGTGTCGCCGTCCCGGAGCCACTTGTAGGCGTGGTTGTCGGAGACTCCGCAGCAGCGGGCGAGTTGGCGCACCTTCTCGGGCGTGTTGAAAACCCGCGCGAGGATTTCGTGGGGCGGCGGGAGCGTGGCCGTGTGTAGTCTGTTCGCCATTGATTGAATGGGGTCAAAAGAATCCTTCACCGGCGAGCCGGCGCGGGACTAACATGCAGGACTTGCCCCGGCCTCACGCCGCGGACGGCTCTTCCTCGGACTCGTAGACCTCGGCCATCTTCAGGCCGAGCACCCTTAGAGCGGCTTCGAGGTTGGTCGGCAGCACCTGCTTACCGTTGACGATGCGCGAGACGGTCGGGCGCGAGAGGTTTGCCAGCTCAGCGAGCTGCTCGCCGTTGATCCCCTTTCTCACCATCGCGACTTTGATTGGAATCGGGTTGTGCATTCGCCTCTCCTTCTGTCAAGTAAACTTGACGGAGCGGAGTGTATTCCCCTCCTGAAATATATGTCAAGTCTTTTTTACAAGTCAAACGACATTCTTGACGTAAAGAGAACTAGACTGCCCGTCGTGATGGCTTTACAGGAATCCCTGAGAGACTACGTCCGGCGGATAATTAGCGAGAAGGGTCTGAATTACAGAGAGGTTTCCCGCCGGACCGGCGGCGCCATAAGCCACGCGACCGTAGGGGACATCGTCAACGGCGTCTCCAAAGACGTGCGGACGGCAACGCTCCGCTCGCTCGCGAAGGGTCTAGGCGTCTCCGAGGACGAGGTCTTCGCGGTGGCGCGCGGGAAGGAGGCCGAGGGCGAGCTGAGCCTCGACGAGCTGCACCTGCTCCACTGCTTCCGCGCCATCCCCCCGGAGCGCCGCACGGACGCGCTCGGCTACCTCGACATGCTCTTCAACCTCTACGGCAGCGGCGGCGGGAAGGTCGCGCGCGTCCCCGTGCTGAAGGTCAACCAGAATGATAAGGAACGGGAACGGGCTGAGGAGTCCGGAGATTCAGTACGTCCGCCTGCCGGTCGTCGGTCAGTGCGCGGCGGGTCACGGCGTTGAGTTCCTCCCCATCGTGCAGTTCCGCGACGTGCGCCTGCCATCATGGGCGCGCCCCTCGGACAGGTTCGTCCTGGCGAACGTCTGCGGCAACTCGCTCTCGGGCAAGGGTATCTTCGACGGCGACCTCGCGCTCGTGCATCTGACGAAAGACGTCCACCAGGGCGACCTCGTCGTCGCCTGCTGCCACGGCTCGGAGGTCGTCATCAAGTTCTTCCACGTCGAGCAGTCGGGCCGCGCCTGCCTGTCGAGCGCCAACAAGAAATACGAGCCGCGCTACTTCGACGCCCACGAGGTCGACGTGCAGGGCAGAGTCGTCAGAATCGAGCGCGACCTTTAACCCGCGCCCTCATGGCCCGGAAAGGATTTCACCATGAAGTTTTTCACCCTTACCTTTTTGCTGCTGCTCCTGAGCGGCGCGGTCTTTGCTCAAGCCGCCGACAAACCCACGCGCAACATCGGCCGGCCGGGCTGCAATCCCGGCGTGCCGACGCGCCTCGCCAAAGAGTCGACAGCCGACGCGCCCGAGTTCGGCGACCTGTCGGAGATCACGGACTGCCGCACCGTCTACGTCGGCGTCACCGACCTCGAAGCCCGCTCGAAGATTCTCAAGGAGCTTCAAAAGGACTCGACGCTGACCGTGGTCGGAAACAGCGAGGACGCCGACTTCTTCATCAGCTACGGGTCTGAGAGCCGCTTCCTCGGCTCGACGACCACGCGCAACCCCGCCGTGGGCCCGATGACCACCAACACCACCCAGGTCGTCGGGCAGATGACCGTCTCGGTCAGGGGGCGGATTGACGACCAAGACCGGCGGCACGGCCGCATCGTCTTCCAGACCACGAGCGCGCTCAACTACTACAACGGCACGCGAGGCCGGGGCAGCGAGCCGCCGGTCGCCACGGCGCGCGAGTTCCTCAAGCAACTGGCCAAGCTGCGCTCAGAGAAGAAGTGAGCCGTGCCCGATACCGAGAAGCCCAAACGCACCCGCCAGCCCGACGGCACCATCCGCCGCGCCGCGGGACGCCACGCCGGGCTCTGGATAGCCCGCAAGCGATACCGCGACCACTCCGGCGTCTGGAGGGAGAAGAAGCGCCTGGCGGCCACGCACCGCGACGCGAAGGACGCCCTGCAAGTCATCCGCGACGAGATCGCCGGCGAGGCGCGCTCCCACTCTTCCGACGCGCGCGGCCGCACGTTCAAGGAGCTGGCTGACTTCTACGAGCGCGAGTACGTCCGGCCGCCCGTCTACCTCGGCGAGCGCAAGGTCGCGGGGCTCCGCTCGCACGTCCGCGTCAAGCAGCACCTCGACGTGCTGCGCGCCCACTTCAACGCGCTCGCCCTCGACCGGCTCAACTACGACGAGCTGCGCCGCTACAAGGAGCGGAGGCTCCGGGCGAAGACGAAGGACGACCGCGACCGCAGCGTCTCGGCCGTCAACAACGAGCTGCGCATACTCCGCCGCGCTTTCGGCATCGCCGTCCGAAAGGGCTGGATGCCCGAGAACCCCTTCCGCCTCGGCGACCCGCTCGTCTGCGCCGCCGACGAGGTCAAGCGCGAGCGCATACTCACGCGCGACGAGGAGGCCGCCATACTCGCGCAGTGCATCGGCGGCCGCGCCCACCTGCGCGCGCTCGTCGTCTGCGCGCTCGACACCGCGCTCCGGCGCAACGAGCAGCTCACGCTCACCTGGTCGGACGTCGACCTCGAAGGCCGGGTGATCCGCGTGCGCGCGCGCAACGCAAAGCGCGGCGTCACCCGCACGGTGCCAGTCACGGCGCGCCTCCTGGCCGAGCTGACCGCCATGCGCAAGGCGGCCGAGCGCGCGCCGCGGTTCAAGGAGGAGCAGAGAGTCTTCCCGGTGAAGAGCTTCCGCCAGGCGTGGGCCGGCGCGCTCGTGAAGGCGAAGGTCGCGGGGCTGCGCTGGCACGACCTGCGCCACACGGCGATCACCTGGATGCTCGAAGCGGGGATGAATCCGGCGGGAGTGATGAAGGTCTCCGGCCATACGCAGTGGTCGACCTTCATGCGCTACGTCAACACGAACGAGGAGACGGCGCGCGAGGCGGCGAAACTTTTGGACGCGCATCACGAGGCGACGGGGCGAAGCCCGCGCCCCCGGCCCGTGCCCCTGGGACGTGCGCGGCGGTAGCGGATTGGTGCGGTTTGTGGCAGGCTCGCGGCGTCATCGAGCTGTCGGTCGAGGCGGCGAAAACGCGGGCGCGGCGGGCTGTGGCGGAAGGCGTCGGCGGGAGCCGATGAAACTCAAAATCTCGCGTCCGCAAGGGCATGTCGGTTCGAGTCCGACCTCCGGCATCACTTTAGAATCAACGAAATAGGGGCGTCCGTGATGGACGCCCCTATTTCGTTGTGCCCCCGGCCGTGCCCCTAAGAGTCGGCGCAGGGGCGCCGTACAAGCCGAAGAAAGACCGGGGGCGGCCTCCCTACTGAAAGACCGTCATCCGCCAATCGGTGAAGAGCGAGTTGGTGTTCGACGACCAGATGCCGTGCTGCGTCGCCGAGTTGAATTGCGCGTCGCTGCCCGTCCAGACGGTCGTGCCGTTGACCTTGACCGTGTGCGTGTTGCCGGAGAGAGAGACCTCGATGGTGTAATACTTCCCCGGCGTGATCGTGATGGTCGTGTTGCCGACCGACGTGTAGGAGGCCGCGACCTTCTTGTAGACGGTCGCGACGCCCGTCGCGCCGACCCACTGGAGCGTCCAGTAGTTGTCCTTGTCCACGCCCCGCCACGCGAGCCCGATGCCGCCGGCCGCCGTGTTGAAGCGCGCGACGACCGAGATCACACCGGCGGAGGAGTTCGTCTCCCAGAGGTTCAGGTTGTCGCCGGCGCCCGAGCCGGAGGCGCCGCCGCCCGACGCGGTCGCGAACGACGTGTAGGTCTCCACGCCACTCGTGCCGGGCAGCGTCGGCTTCGCCCCCTGATTGACCTTCGCGAAGCGCGCGGTGAGCGCCTGCCCCGCCGGGCCGTTCAGGTGGTCGTAGTAGAGAACCGTGTTCGACTCGCCGACGAAGGGGCGCGCGAGGTCGAGCATGCGCAGGTTGCGCGCGCCGACGACCGTCAGCGGCCCGGCCGTGTTCCCGTCGTTAGTGATGACGCGGTGGTAGGGCACCTCGCCCCCGAGCCGGTTCTCCGGGTCGTTGACGTGCGCGACGGGCACGTAGGAGCCGGTGGTCGCGTCCTCGATGTCGAGGAGTCCGACCTTCAGGTGCGTGCGGAAGGTGCCGGCGAGCCCCTCGATGGCCGTGACGCCCGACGCCGGGTCGATGGCGGCGAAGATGTAGGACTGCTTGACGGCGATGAGGTGCTTGAGCATCGGCGCGTGATACCACCCCCCGGCCGCGCCCGCGCCCGGCGGCATCCAAGTCTGGACGGGGAAAGCGACCTTACATTGGTAGGCGAAGAGCGGCCCCTCCGAGTCGACCAGCTCCGAGACGGGGAGACAGCCGTACCAGCCGGCCGCCATGTTCGAGCCGCGGTAGTCCATCCCGTCGGTGTTGTTGAGAGGCATCAGCAGCGCGCCGGCGTGCGGGTTCGTCGGGTAGGTGTACTCCGCCGGGAGGCCCGAGACGCCGTCGGCGTCGGCGCGGAAGTTCTCGACGATGGCGTGGTTGACGTTCGTCAGATTCAGCCCGCAGACGCTCGGGTTTGCGGCCGTGCGAATGGCGACGTTCTTGATGTGAAAGGTCATCCACGTCCAATCCGTGTACGCCGTGCCGTTGACGGGGTCGGGGCCGCCGAGGATGCAGGGCGTGCCGGTGACGCCCGAGTAGGTCTGCCCCGTGAGCGTCGAGTAGATCATCGTCGCCGCGCCGACGCCCGGCGTCTGGAAGGGCTGCGGCGAGGCCGCGTCCAGCTCCGACTCCAGCTTCAGGTAGACCTTGCGCGTCCCCATCGCCAGCTCGGGCAGCATGATCTGCGCCCGCCCGTTGCGCGAGGTCTGCACCGCCCGCTTCGAGCAGACGACGCCCACGGGGAGCTTGACGACAACGCTGCCCGTGTTGGCCTGCCCCCACGTCACGGCGGCGTCGATGGCGTCGTTGATGGCCGAGGCCGAATCGGTGCCCGACGCGCAGGTCGTCGCCGCGTCCGTGGTCAGGTAGCCGACCGCGCCGTAGTCGCTCGCGCGGAAGCAGCCCCGCGCCGCCTTGCAGTCCTTGATGGAGTCGAGCGCCGAGCCGGAGAGCGTGCCGTCGTTCTCCAGCCGGAGCTTGGTCACGCCGCCGATCTGAAAGTCGATGACGCCCGAGGTGTTCGCGTCCGTATCGGCGCCGACCGTGGTCGAGCCGGTGTTGGCCACGCCGCCCGTCGCGCCGGTCAGACCCGTGATCCCTGCGCCGTTGCCGGAGATCGTGCCCGAGACGGAGAGGTTGCCGGTGACGGCGGCGTTCTTCGCGATTGTCACCGTGGACGCGCCCTCGGTGACCGCGGAGTCGCCCAGCTTCCCCGTCGAGGAGCTGTAGAGCTGGAGCTTGCCGTCGGACGACGTGCTTAAGAGCGACGAGAAGGTCGCCGACGAGACCGCGGTCGTGAGCGCCTCAAGACCCGCCAAGCTCGCGAACGTGTAGCGCGCCGCGAGGTTCGTGTCCGTCACCTTGTAGGCGGCGAGGCTCACGACCGTCGTCGCGGCCGGGATGTCGTAGACGCCGAGCAGCTCGCGGTTCAAGGTCGCGCCGTCGGCAAACCAGACCTGGTAGTAGGCGGCCGGAGACATCGAGCGCGACGGGTAGAGCTGCACCGTGAACGTGCCCGAAGAGTTGAGCGCGGCCGTCACGCTCGACCCGACCGGAGTTATCCCCGCCGGCGTCGTCACGGCCTGCGTCAGGATGAAGGTGACTTTCCCCGAACGAGGATTGCCCGAGGCGTCGGTGAGCGTGTCGGTGACGGTCGTCTTCTGCGTCGTGACCGTGATGGCCACCGTGCCCGCGGAGGAGGTCTGCCCGCCGCTCGTCACCGTGTACGTGAAAGAGTCCGAGCCGGTGTAGCCAGTCGTAGGCGTGTAGACGACGTAGCCGGTGGCCGTGTCGAGGTTCGAGAGCGCGCCGTGCGAAGGCGCCCCGACGGTCGCGTAAACGAGCGACGTGCCCTCGGCGTCCGAGCCCTGGAGCTGGACGAGGCTCTGCCGGTTCGCGGGCACGGCCGTCGAGAAGGAGGCCGCCACGGGGACGGTGCGGCGGCGCGCGAGCGAGGCCGGGGCGTGCGCCAGCAGCAGGCATGTCAGGAGGAGGAAAGTGATGACGGGGTTCGTCGGTCGTGGCATCGAAGGTGCTCCTTTTCAAATTGTTAAAGGGTGTAGCGGTCGCGCGGGACTTCATCTCCGTCGCCGGAGCTGCCGCCCTCGCCCGTCACCTCGCTCGCGAACGAGACTTCGAGCACGTCGGAGGCCGGGGCCCACGCGCCGCCGCCCGAGTGCTCGACCGTGATGAAGATCGTCTCGGCGAGGAAGGGGTCTTGCGACGTCAGCGCGTAGGCGAGGGACGGCCACACGACCTCCGCGTCGTCCGCCCCGGCCAAGTCGCCGAAGACGAGCCCCGCCGCGGTCGTGGAGAGTCCGGCCGTGTCGTTCTCGACCTTCGTGTCGCCGACCCAGAGGTCGGCCAGGAGGCCGCCGGCGGCGACGACCAGGCGCACGCGCGCGCCGCCGTGGGCGTGCGCCGAGCCGCCGTTCAAGTAGACGGCCGTCGTGCTGAAGCGCAGCTCGTACTTCTTCGAGCCGTCGTCAACACGAACCATCACGGAATCGTTGGGGAGCCCGGCGCCGTCCGAGGCGTTGACCGTCGGGGGCAGCAGCTCCAGCGTGAAGCCGGCCGAGAAGGGCGCGGCGGGGAAAGAGTCTTTGGTGTAGTAGGTCGCGGCGTCCGAAGCCGTCGTGGTGACCTTCCAGCCCGCGGGGGTCGTGCTCGCGGCCGTAGTGCCCGAGCCGGTCTTCGTGAAGCCGTTCGTGGCGGGGTCGTCGCCCGACCACGAGAAGGCGGGGGCGAGCGCGGCCGCGCGGCCGATCTCGATGAGGAGCGGCGCCTCGCCCGCGCCGAACTCCTTGACCGTGACCGAGGCGTCGCTCATGTCGGCGTTCGGTGAGACGCTCGTGCGGCGCCTGCGCACGAATCGCTGGTCGGGCGCGTCCACCTGCACGGTGATCGCCTCGGGCGTCGAGTCGCCGACCTGTGCGAGCACGGGGGCCTCGGTGACGCGCGCGAAGATGATCGTCGCCTGCTCGGCGTGGCGGAGGTCGGAGTAGCCGGGCGCGCCGTCGGCGGCGTAGGGCATGCCGTAGACGATGACGTTGCGGTCTGCGTCGGGCGTGTAGGGGATGACGACCTGACCCGTGGCCGGGAAGCGGCCGAGGGATTTCGGCCCGCCGAGGAGCGCGCCGGTCTCCGAGTCAAGCTCCTGAAGGAACAGCTCGACCTCCTGCGCGTCCACGGTCGCGTCGGCGTACCACGCCGGGCGCGCCTGCGGCCGGAGCACGATGTTCTGACCGCCGGAAGGTTTGAGAATTAAGTCCATTACTTAGTTAATCAGCTACCAGCTAGTAGCTACTGACTACTGACTAGACAGTGACTTGCTCGGCGCAGCCCGCGAGGCCGTTGGCGAGCTGCACGCTGAACCGGAGGGTCGTGCCCGCGTCCACGGCCACGGTCGCGCCCGGCACGGTGCCGTCGCCGTCGGAGGCCGTGTCGGCGAGCGCCGCCGAGTGCGTGACGTCGTAGACCTTCACGGTCGCCAACGCGACGGGCGTAAACGTCCCGTCGTCGTTGTCAGTCAGCACCTCGAAAGCCGCGTAGTCGGAAGGCATCTCTCTTAGCTCCTCGCCAGTTGAAGGATGATTCGGTCGACCGTCGTCTCGACGCCCGCGAACAGGACGGGGCGCGGCCGCTCGCCGCCCGCGCCGCCGGGGTTCGGGTCGGGGCGCGGGTTGACCGGGATGATGTCGCCGGGGCCCACGTCCTCGCCGACCACGATGTCTTCTGTCTTCGCGTAATACGCGACGGGGTAAGCCTGCGCGCTGACCTCGACCAGGAGGCTCGGGAGTCTGCGCACGGAGCGGACGCGGAAGTATTCGAACTGCTGGACGCCGGTGCGCCGGTTGACGAGCGAGCGCGAGAGCACGCGGATGACCTTCGACTTGTAGAGCGTGAGCGTCTGCGTGAAGAAGGTCTGAAACTTTATCCTCAGATTATTCTCCAGCCCGCCCTCGTCGAACTCGCCGAGGTCTCTAAGGAGAATCCCTAAGCGCGACGCCTCGCCGACGTTCGTCACGCCGAGCAGGCCGAAGGACTTCTCGACGGCGCGCCGCCCCGTGTCACCGAAGGCGCGCCCCGCCCGCAGCTGCGCCTCGACCGAGTCGAAGAGGAGCGGCTCCTCCTGGTTGTCCTTCGCGTCGTTGTCGAGCGTGACCTTGATCGCGTTCGGGAGGTCGCGGTCGGAGACCGAGGAGCGCGTGAGCGTCGACTTGTTCGACCGCTCGTCGCGGACGATGTTGGGCTCGAAGCCCGAGTCCGGGTCGTCGGTGAAGACCGGCGCGGCGGCCAGCTCCTCCTCGGAGAGCTTCTTCAGCGGGAAGACGCGGAGCTTGCCTTCCCAGGGGAAGGGCACGGTGACGCGCCCGGCGAGGCAGATGTCGTTTATCTGCTGCTGCGCCGTGCGGTCGACGAGTTCGGCGTTGAAGGTCGAGCGCGTCCCCGTGTAGGCGACGCCGTCAGCGTCCTTGTACGTGATCGTCTGGGCGTGCCAGGCCGCGATGTCAATGAAGTCGGCTTGTACGAAGCGGCGCACGTCGGCGCCGAGGCCGTAACGCTTGTGGCGGTAGACGTGCTGCAAAGCCCATGCCCGCTCGACCGGGTACTGAAGGACGAAGTCTTCGGGGTCTTCGCTCGCGTATGCGCGGACGTCGTCAACCCCCTCGGCCGGAATCTCGACCTGGATGCTCGCCGGGTCGACCTTGCTGAAGTCGCCCTGAAGGACGACGTTCAGGAGGGCGGTGCTCGAATAGTTGTTGGCGTTGACGGTGAAGCCGGTCGAGGGCTGGCGCGGCGTGCCGAGGCGGATCGCGTAGTGCTGCGGCTGGACGGGCGCGCGGTTGGCGACGGGCTGACCGAGCCAGCGCATGCGCCCCTCGGAGATGGCATAGAGCAGCTTGATGCTCCCGCGCTCCGGGTGCGAAGGGTTGCCGAGTTCGACGACGTAGGCCAGGAGGTCGAGGTCGCGCACGGTGCGCCGGTTGAAGATGACGCGCAGCGGGCGCTTCAGCCTGGTCTCGTTGCCGCGCGACGTGGCGATGACGCCCTTCGAGCCGATGGGGTAGCTGGCGATCCCCGTGTCGAAGCCCGTCCACGAGAGCGCGTCGCCGAGGCGGGCGACGCAGTCGGCGCGCGTGCGGCGCGGGCAAGTGGTGAAGGGGTTGCCGCCGCCGTCGAGGAGCCCCGTGCCGCCGCCGAGGTGCCGGTTGTAGGGGCAGTCGTGCTCGTCTATCTCCGCCTGCGTCGAGAGCAGTCCGCCGAAGACGGCCTGGCATGTGTTGAAGAAGGCGCGGCGAGGGAGCGGGAGCTGCACCGACATGAAGCCGTTCTCGGCCGTGGCCGTGAAGGTCTCCTCGTCGGCGTCCTCGGGCGGCCGGAGGTGGCCGTGCCACTGACTGAGCAGTAACTCCACCTGCGGGAAGTAGAAGAAGATTTCGACGCGCGCGCCGTCGCCGTGCGTCTCGAAGAGGTCGGAGATGACGTGGTCGGCGTCCCAGAGGGAGAGCGAGACCGAGTCGTCGGAGATGCCCGAGTCGCGCATGACGTCGAGGAAGGGGCCGCCCGAGAGCCGGGGCTCGACCTCGCCCCCGCCGAGCGCGTCGAGCACGGGGCGCAGGGAAGGCCAGGTGTCGTCCGCCTGCGTCGAGGCGTAGTAGACGCGGCCGTCGGGCGCGGGCCAGTCCACGGCGATCAGTTCCACGACCCGGGGGCTCGGGGCGTCCGGGCCGCCCGAGCGCGCGGCGCGGATGAGTCCTTCGAGGGCTGAGAGTTTGGCCTGGTCTTCTGCGCTAAGGGTGCTCATGCAGATCTCATCGCTGAATCCGGCGGTGACGGCCGCCGCGTGCTCGAGAGCTCACCGCCACTCCCGGCGATAGGTGCCGGCGCCGCTCGCCATCTGCGGCGATACGGCCTGAAGGTTAAATCTCCTGGTTGTTCTCGCTCACGGCATCGCCCGGCGACGACTGCCCGAAGACGCGCCGCTGCTTGATGGTCAGCCCCGTCCTGAAGACGACCCGCGAGAGCATCGGGAAAGTGAGCCTCTCCTCGACTATCTCGGCCAGGTAGTCGCGGCCCTCCACGGGGTCGCGAAACCAGAAGGGCTTGCGGACGTTGTTGACGTTGTGGCGGACGTAGAAGTCGAAGAGGTATTTGAAGCGCGTCTGGAGGCCGTGCTCGCCCGCGTTGATGGTGTTCTCGCCTTCGACGTTGGGGAGCGCGCCGACCTTCATCTTCCACTCACGCAGGCCGTCGGGGTTGCCGGTGACGGCCCCTTCGCCGTAGCCGGAGCCGTAAGACGCATAGAGACCCTCGCCGCCAATCGAGAACTCCTCGAAGAGGAAGCCCTCGGTGATCAACCGCTCGAAGCCGTTCTCTGTGCTCACGCCTCCACTCTCCTCTGCATCCACTCAATAGTCTTCGGGTCGCGCGACGCGCCGGCCCTCCACCCGTTCGCGATGGCCGCCTGCCCCTGCGCGGTGCGACTGCCGGCCGTCAGGACGCTGTCGGGCGAGACCGCTTCGAGCCTCGCGAAGTGCGCTTCGAGGCGCTGCATGATGCGCGCGAGCGCCGTGCCCCCGCCGCCGCCCCGCTGACCGCCCCCGCGGCTCCGCTCGAAGGCGTCCATCGAGGAGTGAATAAAGCCGTCCATCTCGGGCTCGAAGACCTCCGCCCGGTGCTCGCCGACGATGTACGTGCGCCCCTTGCTGACGGGGCCGCCCGTGGCGCGCGGCTCAAGGCCGGCGCCGACGCTGACGGTCGGGGGCGCCGCGCTGCCGGAGCCGCTGCGCCGGAACGCGCCGCCCTTCGCAAAGCCACTCGCCGCGCCCATGAGCGCGCCGCCGTAGTCTCCGCCGAGCGCGCTCGACCCGATGCTCGCGAGCGTCGAGAGGATGGGCCCGACGCCGGGGATGAAGTTCAGGAACGGCGCCGCGAAGCCGAGCATCTTCGAGAAGAAGCCGCGCTTCTTCCCGACCTGCTGACCCGGCACCATCCCCGCGACCTGGCCGATGGCGCCGACCACGGAATCGATCTTGCTCGCGCTGCCCATGACGCTCTTCGCGAACTGACCGGCCGCGACCTCCATCCGCTCACCCGAGACGCGCGACGCCTCCGCGACGTACTCCATTGCCTTGCTCGCCGAGAAGGTTGCCTTCGGCAGTTCGACGAAGGAGAGCTGCGTGGCCATCGCGCCTTTACTCTGTTCGAGCAGGGGCTCAAGCGCGCGCACCGTGGCGAGAGCCTCGCCGGGGCCGCCGCCGAAGTCGCCGCTGGCCCTTCCCTGATAAGTCCTGACGGAGTTGGCGAAGACGCCGACGCCCCCGCGCAGGTCGCTCGTGACGATGACGGGGACGGGGTTGGCCGTGGTGACGGGCGCGTTGTTGACGGTGAAGCCGGTGCTCGTGAAGCCGCCCTTCTGACGCGCGTACGCGCCCAGCTCGCCGTAGCGAATCTCGCCGTCGCCGTTGAAGTCCCAGATGCGGTTCATGCCGTAGCGAGACTGGCCGCGGCGGAAGAGGCGCTTGTTCGGGTCGTTCAAAGAGCTGCCGTAGCCGACCGCGCCGTAGACCTGCTCCTGCGTCGCGCCCGGGCGGACGCCGCGCTGGTGAAGGTAGCGGGCGAGCGCGTCGAGCTGCTCGGAGACGGGCGCCTGGCGAATCTGCTCGGAGTTCTTGTAGCCGAGGCCGCGCGCGGTCTCGTTCGTCGCCTGGAAGAGGCCGGCGGCGCTCTGCCCGGGCAGCGGGTTCTTGGCCCGCGGGTTGAATCCTGACTCTGCGGCCAGCATGTTCATGATGAAAGCGGGGTCAACGCCGAGACGCTTCGCGATCCTCTCCACTCCCTTGATGAAGGCGTCGCCGCCCGCCTTCTCTAAAGCCTTGGACCAGCGGTCGAAGCCGCGCGACGTGCGGTCAACCAGGCCGTTCTCGAACCCTTCGGCGACGTCCTCGCCGAAGCCCGCATAGACCGTCGAAGGTGAATTGATTCCCAGCATTGACTTGAACGGGGAGATCACGGCGTCGAGTGCGAAGTCGCCGACCGTCTGCGTGACGAGCGAGCGGCCCGCCTCGATGCCCTCCTTCAGCCCCGACGTCAGCCCGCCGCCCAAGAGCCCGACGGCCGCCGTCTTGATGAGCCCCGCGACCGGCGTGATCGCGGTGTTGATGGTGCCCGCGAGCGTGTCCACCAGGCCAGCCTGCTTCAGCCCCGCGTCGAGCGCGATGCTGATGGAGTTCGTCAGCCCCTCGGTCGCCTTCGCCGCGCCCGCCTGAAGGGTGTCCTCGGCGGCGGCGAGCCGGCCCGTCAGCGTCGCCTCCAGCTCCTTCATCGTGCCGCCGTAGCGCGCGCGCATCTCCGCGCGCAGCGCCGCGACCGCGGCCGGGCCGTTGAGCTTGCCCTTCTCGGAGAGCTTGCGCGTCTCCGCGACCGTCTTGCCGATGGCGTGGGAGAGCATCTCCCAGGCGGGGATGCCGCGCTCGGCGAGCTGCTCCATCTCCTCGGCCGAGACGGTGCCCTTCGCCTTGATCTGGCCGAGCGCCCGGACGACGCCCTGCACCATCTCCTCGGAGATTTCGCCCGTCGAGGCAATCGCGTCGCCGACGTCCTTGACCAGCTCCAGCGCCTCGCGCGGGCTCGAACCCGTGGCCGTGCCGTAGACGATGGTCTTGATCAGCCCCTCGGTGCGGAAGGGAGACTTCCCGGCGAAGTCGCGAACCTCGTCGATGAACTTCCTCGACTCGTCGCGGCTGCCTTTGAAGTAACGCTTGAGCGCGACCTCGGAGGTTTCGAGGAAGGCGTTGAACCTGACGCCCGCCTCGGCCGCGCTGGTGAGCGGGGAGACGAGCGCGCCCGCGAGTCGGCCGATTTGCGGGATGCCCTGGATAATCTCGGAGACGTTGGCGAGGCCGGGTAAGAAACCGCCGCGCCCGCCGAACGCGCCGGAGTTGCCGCTGAGCGCGTTCGTGACGCGTCCGAGGCCGGACGCGAGCTTGCCGAGCGAGCCCGCCGCCGCCTTCGAGTCAGACTCGATGCCCTTCAGTTCGGTGCGCGCGCGCTTCCCGTCAATCTCGACCCTGCCGCTTAATCTAAATGCTTCAACTTTTACAGCCATCGGACTAGCCCTCCGACCGTAAAAGTAACGGCTTAATTTATTGATTTTCGGGGGCGGCGTCTTAGCCCCCGCCTGTCAAAGAGCGTCAAAGTCGTGTATGCTCGCGCGCCTTACGAAAGGAGCCGACCGTTGCTCAGGAAACTACTCGACCGCTTCCTCCCTCTCCATTCCCATCGCTGCCCCTGCACCGAATGTTTGCTCTGCCTCGAAAGCTGCCGCGACGAGCCGTGCGGCGTCACGTTCGAGCATCGGGGAAGGTGCGCCGACCGCGCTCGCCGGTGCGAGAGATGTCGCACGGCGGGAGACGCCGCCCGCTAAGGCGCCGTGAAGACCGACCGCCAGGCGTAAGTGTCGGCCGTGCCCTTCATGCAGACCTGGAAGATGTCGCCGACGCCGCCCGCCGACTGAACCGTCCACATCGCGCCGCGCGTGGTCGAGCTGCACGTCGGCTGACTCGTCCCCGTGGCCTGAAATGCCCCGGCGGCGGTCGTGCCCGCCCCCACCGTCGCGCAGATGACTCCCGCCGCGCACCGGGCAATCCCCGCGTCCTTCGTGGTGTTCGCCTGCGTGGCGCTCGTGGCGAAGTCAATCCGCCCCCCGCTCACCATCTCGATTTGTCCGGCGTTGCTCTGAGACAGGCCGATGCTAATGTTGCCGCTCGCATCATTCGAGCGAAGTTTGGAAACGATGAGGACGCCGTAGTCTGTGTCGCCAGTGTTCCTGACCGCGAGCGCGCCCGTGCCGCCCGTCTTCAGTTGGGCGTTCGTAAAGACGATGCTCGTCGCGGTCGCCGTTCCTATGATCGGCGTGACGAGCGTCGGGCCCGTCGCCCTCACCGAGTCGCCCGTGCCCGTGAAGGTGAGAGCGGTTTGATAGAGGGTGTCGAAGTAAGTCTTGAGCGTCGCCTTGGTGTTGGCCCACGTCAGCTTTTTGAGGACGTTCGACGCGGCCGAGTCGGAGAGCCCGAGCGAATCGGCGTCAACGGGAGTGGTCTTCCCCGTCGCCCCGCTGATGAGAGTGCCGACGGTCGTGGCGGTCTCGTCGCCCGTGTTCGTCCCCGAAGATGTTCCCGAGTGCGTGCCCGAGAACGTGCCGCTCTGAGTGGCGAGAGTCCCCAGCCCCAGCGTCGTGCGCGCGGCCGAGGCGTCGGCGTCGTCCACGAGCGAGCGCCCGAACGAGCTGAAGTCGGTCGTCGCCGCCGTCCCGCTCCCGGTGAAGTAGGGCAGCTTGTCCGCCGCGCTCGTCAGCCCCGCGAAGGCCGCCAGCTCCGCGTCCTGCGCCTGCACGTTCGTCCCGATGACGAGCCCGAGGTTCGAGCGCGCCGTCGCCGGCGTCACCTCACTCAGGTTGTTGGCGGGGTTGAGCGGCGTGAAACCGAGCGCGGCCTGCTTGCCGTTGAAGGTATTCCAGTGCGCCTGACTCAAGTAGCCGTCGTGCGTCGCGTCGGCCTGCGTGATGCCGAGCTGCGCGCTGCTGCTCGTGCCCGAGTTCGTGAGCGGGGCGGTGACGGAGATGACGCCCGACGCCCCTTGCGCGCCCGTCGCTCCAGTAGCACCCGTCGCGCCCGCCGCCCCGGTGGCTCCCGTCGCGCCGGTCGCCCCCTTGATGTTGGCGATGACGGAGTAGGAGCCTCCCGACTTCAGATAGACGTCGCTCGTCGAGGTGTCGAGGTAGAGGTCATTATTCGCGCCGAGCCCGTTCGACGGCGCGCCCGAGCCCGTGCGCCACGTCGCGCCGTCGGCGCCTGCCGACCCGGTCGACCCGGTCGCGCCCGTTGCACCGGCCGGGCCTTGCGGCCCCGTCGCGCCGGCGGCTCCCGTGGCTCCGGTCGCGCCCGTGGGGCCTTGTGCTCCCGTGGCGCCAGTCGCCCCGGTCGCGCCCTGCGGCCCGAGGATGTTGCCGACCACGCCCCACGCGCCCGACGCCTTCGCGTAGACGTCTCCGTTCGACGTGCGCAGGTAGTAGTCGCCGTCCTCGCCGAGCCCGCCCGAAGGCGCGCCCGCGCCGTCGTACCAGGCCGTCGCGCTCCCGAGCGGCTCATAGAGCGCGTCTCCCTCTCCTTGCGTCAGGTAGACGGGATGCGGGTTGCTCGCGGCCGCGTGCGCCGCGACGACCGCCTCGAAGGCCGAGACGTTCGACGGCGTCGGCGCCGCCGTGTTCGCCGCCCGCAAGGTCGAGAGGTCAACGGTCGCGCCCGCCGCGAGGACGAAATAGAAATACTTCCCGTCCGGGTAAGTGACCTTGTACTGAGCGCCGTCGAGCCCCTCGGCGTTCGTCCACAGGGTCACGCCGGTCGTCGTGCAGGGCGCCAGGCAGATTAGCCCGCTCGCGTTCGTCGTCGCCGTGACGGACGTCGCAGGGAAGCTCGCCGCCGAGGTGTACGTGTTCTTCGTCAGCTCGAAGACGACCTTCGCGCCGACCCACGCGGAGCCGTCGGGCTTGCGGATGGTGCCGGTGACGGTGCGCGTCGTGACCTGCGCGAGGGCGGGGAGGGAGAAGAGGGCGGCGAGCAGAAGGCCGGCCGCCGCGCGTCGGAGATTCAGTCGCATGGTGCTCCTCACTTCATCGAGGGCGCGAGGTCGAGCGCCTCGATGTACATCAACATCCGGTTGACCGACCGCTCCGACCACTCCTCCTCGATGACGCGGGGGTCTATGCCGTAGCGGTCGGCCAGTTGGAGAAACTTGAAATCGGCCGGGGCCTTGCCCGCCTTCCCGCTCTTCGCTATGAAGAGGGCGAGGAGGCGGGCCTCGTAGGGTCGGCGGCGCTGTGCTTAAAGACGGCGTCGCGGATGGAGCGCAGGTTAGACTCGGCGAACTCCGAGAGCGTCTCGACGGTGATGGGGATGGGGCGCTCCTCTTCGCCCTCGCCCTCGACGATCTCGGGGATGCTGACGACCAGCCTCGCGACGATCTGCGCCAGCGCATACTTCAGCTCGCCGACCTCCGGGTCGTCGAAGGGGGGCGCCGCCTCGAAAGGCGCGGGCGTGAAAGCCTCGCCCGCCGCGAGCGCGCTCTCCTCGCGCTCGGACTCCTCGGCGTCGTGCCGCAGCCTGCGCTTCGCCTCCTCGGCCTGGTGCGCGTTGAAGCGCCCTTCCAGCGCCTCGATCTTCTTGTCGAAGTCACGCGCCCACTCGCCGAACTCCTCCCACTTCTTCGGCGAGAACGCGCGGTAGACGATCTCGAACTCGTCGGTCTGCCCTTCGCCCGTCTGGGGGTCGACGAACGTGAGCAGGGCTTTCGTCTTCAGCGTGGCGTCGACGAACGCCTTCGCGCTGACTTTCTTCTGTGCCATTGGTGCTCCTCATGAAAGCCGCTCGGCGTTGCGGCGGAAGGTCTTCTTCGCGCGCTCGCCCGCGCGTTTGAAGGCCGGGCGGTCGAGCGTCGTCTCAAGGATGGGCGCCGTCTCCTGCGGGGAGCCGACCTCGGCCGCGTAGCCTTCGCGCGCGTAGCCGCTGTCGATAGCCGTCTGGACGGAGTTGACGAGGAGGCCCGTGTCGATGGCCGGGGCCTCGCCGGGCGCGGACGCGACGTGCTCGACGACCGTGCCGCGCTTCACATAGCGCCCTCGGCTGTCACGGGTGGCCGCGTGGCCGTAGACGCGGCCGTGCTTCTCCGACGCCATGTCGCGCTTGACGTCGGCCTCGATGGCGAGCGCCGTCTTGCGCACAAGCTCGGAGGCGGCGCGGTCAACCCGCGACCGCGCCGCCTTCCACCTGTCGTCGTACTGCACG